CAGCCCATCAGGTGATAGCTATGACAGTCAGTTCAAAAGGCTTGACGATATAAGAGAACAGATTAATACTTTATCTCTGGCCGCAGTTTTAGGGCAGAAGTTAGTGGGAGAAACAGCAGAGGCCAAAAGAATAGATAGATCACAAAATGACAGCACAATGATGGTCGTTGCCCAGCAAATGCAAGATTTGATTGATAATTGTCTTAAGTTTCATAGTGAATATCTTAATGAACCTAACGCTGGAAGCAGCTTTGTTAATAGAGACTTTGTTTCTACCAGACTAGAACCACAAGAGATTCAGTCATTATTAGCGTTGTTTACCTCTGGCACTATTTCACAGGAGACACTTCTCAATCAATTATCTAGCGGTGAAATTCTCGGTGACGATTTTGATATTGAAGGTGAGATCGAAACCACACAGAATGGAGGACTAACGGAAAGAGAAGAACCAGCAGCCCCAGCACAAGAGCCAGCGGACACAGAGGACGAATGATAAATGTCCACACCAGAGGTCTTTTTTAGAGAAACTATTGATTTAAATAGGTATTCAAATTCTGTTGCTTTAAAATATGTTGTCAATTACAACGAAATCATCCTCAATGCAGCAAAACAGTTAAGGTCTATAGATCAAAGACAGGTTGCAGAAATAACAAAAGGAGGGGCAAGAATTATTGCACCGCAAACAAGAAAGAGATTAAGAGCCATAATTAAACAATCAAGTGATAGTTTAGATACTTGGTGGTTAAGGTCAGCTATAGATATGGGTACAGAAATGCAGGGGGTTGCAGAACTTCAATCTGAGTTTATTCAAAACGAACTTAAAAAAGTTACAGCCTCTGGTAATGTCCCGATTAATAGTGTTGCTATCAGCGATAAATATGCAGAATCAGTTATTATGACAGACCCATCAGAGGTAAATATATTTACTAGTAAAGCATTTACTGAGGATAATTTTAAAGAATTTGGATCTGGAAAGTTTAGACTTACAGCCCAGCAAGGAGCATCAATTACACTTCCAAATGGCAACACAGTTAGAAAAGCATTTAGGGGCATAGCAGAATCCTCAGCCCAAAGGTTAGATTTAGCAGTAAGGTCAGGAGTGTTTGCTGGTGAGACATTAGACCAGATTAGTAGGAGATTAATTGGCAGACTTGATTTCTCTCAAAAGGGAAATGTTAAACAGATTGCTTTAGCTGGTGGTGAATTAACAAAACTGGCTAATCATCAGATTCAGACTATTGTTAGAACATCTGTAAATCAGGTCACTAATCAAGCATCACAGGCTGTATATGCAGCAAATAAAAAGGTATCACCTAAATATGAATATGTTGCAACACTGGACTCTCGAACAAGTGCTATTTGTCAGCGACTTGATGGACAAACATTTGACTACAATAATGGCCCGACACCACCGCAACACTTTAATTGTCGATCTACTACTGTCCCTGTTGTGGACTTTGATGGTTTACAAAAGAAATATCCTAACCTTGAAAAGCCGCCAGCAACACAATTTGACACCAGACCATCAGCTACAGGCAGAGTTCCGCAGGGAACAACATATGGAAACTGGCTGCTAAATCAAGATAGAAAGCTGCAAGTTAAGACTTTAGGAAGCGAAGGTAAAGTTAGAATATTTAAAAAATTAGCAAAAAGGGAAGGATCAGGACAGGCAGCCTTGAGAAAAATGATCCGCAATGATGGAACAGAGGTATCACTTGCAAGATTAAAACAATTATATGGAAAGCCCACTGTGGCTAAGCGTAAGCCAACTGTTGCTGCCCCTGCACCTAAACCAAAAGCAGTGGTAGGAACGGCTGTGGCATCTGACTTTATAAAATCAAAACCGATTGAAAAGCTTAGCAATAAAGATATGATTAAAGACATAAAAGCTTATAAAAAACATTTAAGAGATCAAGCTAAAGCACAAGGCAAAAAGATTTCACCCTTTGATCTTGGGCCTTACGACACACAAATCGAAAGATTAGAACAAGGTCTTACTGCTTTTGATATGACTGAGGCAGATAGAGCCTTTACTAGCGGAGCAAGACTTGATTATCTTTATTGGAGACAAAAAACTTATAACAAAAAACCTATAAGGGTCAAAAATGTTGATGAATTAAAAAAAAGAACAGATGTCGTAAAAGCTGCTGATGGAGAAAACTTAATTATCTACAGAGGTGTAACTGATGAAAAGTTTGCAAACCAATTTAAGGGACTTGGTGCAAAAGGTTCAGAACATTATGCTGGTAATGGAATATATGGTAATGGAAGTTATGCAGCCGCAAGAAATATTCATGGCCCAAAATCAATAGTAGGTAAAGCTAACAATGATGCTTTAGCACTTGCAAAACAATATGCTGGTGAAGATTTAGAACTTAATATGGTTTTGACAAAAAATCAAACTGAAAAAAGAGTTACAGCTTTTGCATTAAGAAAAGACGCAAATATAAAAACATGGAAAGCTGGCTCAAGTACAAAAACTACAAGAAAAAGTCAATTTCATGCTGGCCCTGATGGAGAATGGTACGAACAAAACTTTAAAGTTTGGAAAGAAGATACAATAAAGAAAGCAGAAAAACTCACAGGACTCAAATATAATTCAGTAGGAGAAGCCGCTACAGCACTGGGAATAGATGCATATCAAGTGCCATTACCATTGACTCAGATGGACGAAGTGACAGGTGTTATAACAAGAACTACTTTTGATTATTGGGTAATACTCAACAGATCAGCTATAATAGTAAGTGATACTGTAGGCTTATGAACATTGATAAGCCTGATATATCTAGGCGGCTTGGTAAATTAATGAATACCATGAATGTGCCAGTAGCGTATCAGGAAGAATTTTTAAGAGAAGCTTTTAAAGCAAAAGATATGGATTCTTTTGTCAAAGACATTAATGCTGGAAAGTTTTTTAAATAATGCCACTCAAAAAAGGTAAGTCACAGAAGTCTATCAGTGCCAATATAAGGCTACTTATGAAAGAAGGCCGCACATTAAAGCAAGCTCAGGCTATAGCACTATCTTCCGCTGGTAAAAAAAAGAAAGCTAAAAAACGCAAAAGGAAGTAATATAAAGTCAGCTACTTTTATTGTCATGCCTAGAGGTGTCGGCTACGGTTCTTCCATGAAGCCAAAAGCAAAGAAGAAAAAGAAAAAAGGAGGCAAAAAGTAATGGCTAAAACATTTTTTGAAAAACTTAATGAGTACAAGGCAGAGAAGTCAAAGCCAAAGCAGTCAAAGCCTAAAAAAGACAAAGACTGATGGTTCGCAGACGTTTTCGCAAAGTTGCAAAAGATAAAAAAACAGGTGTTGCTAAGAAATACCTTAGCGGTGCAAAAAATAAAGCTGCAAAGGCAGCGGAGATTAAACGTACATCAGCAGCATATAAGAGAGGAGAATTTATAGATATTCAAGCTGTATCAAAATCAAGGACTAAACAAAATGCCAGCAAGAAAAAAAAGCGTAAAAAAAGCACCACCCGCTAGACCCCTTAGTGCCACAGTCGTGGAAACACTTAGAAAGAAAGCAAAAAATTCAAGATTTACTTTAACTCAGCTAAAAGCTGTTTACAGAAGAGGTCAGGGAGCTTATTTGTCTGGTGGATCAAGAAATGTTCCTATGGCTGCATGGGCTATGGGCAGAGTAAATAGTTTTATTAGTGGAAAAGGTGGAGCTAGAACAGCAGATGCTGATATTATGAGGAAAAAATAAAATGAAACTTACTACAAGACAAAAGAACACACTAAAGAAGCATCAGGAAACGCATGGTCATACAAAGGCTCACATGGAGTATATGAAGCGTAAGATGAGAGAGGGCATGAGTTTTACGCAAGCTCATAGAATGGCAATGAGTAAAAAAGGCAAATGAGCAAAGATCCGAGACTTAAAAGATTTGGATTATCTGGTTTTAATAAACCCAAGAGAACCCCATCACATCCAACAAAGTCTCATGTCGTTTTGGCAAAAGAAGGTGATAAGGTTAAATTAATCAGGTTCGGTATGCAGGGAGCAGCTACAAAACCACCAAGAAAGGGTGAATCTGACGCAGATAAGGCAAAAAGACGCAGTTTCAAGGCTAGACACGCAAAAAATATTGCAAAAGGCAAAATGTCAGCAGCTTTTTGGGCAGACAGAACCAAGTGGAGCTAACATTGTGAATAATTGTAAATTTTTAATTTATGGCAGACGAAGCAATTAAGCCTGACAACACAGCGGAAATGGCTGCACTTAAGGCTGAAGTAGAAAGACTAAGAAAGTCTAATTCTGAAATACTGGATGATTATAAAAAAGCAAAAGAGGCGGCAAAAGCTGTTCCCCCTGATGTAGATGTAGATGCTCTTATCGCCTTTAAACAGAAAAAAGAACAGGAGGAGCTAGAGGCAAAAGGTAGATATGAAGAGGCTACAGAAAAACTAGCAACTCAATACAGGCAAGCAGAAGAACAACAAAGACAAAAGATTGAACAATTGATAGCTGAAAAAAGACAGCTAGAAGTTGAAGCTCCAGCAGTTACAGCCCTTGCTGATGTTGTGCATGATCCCCAATATGTACTTACTCGCATTAGCAAGGATCAACTAACAAGAGAGGCAGATGGAACAGTTGTGGTTGTTGATGGATATAACAGAACACCTGTTAAAGAATGGGCAATGTCAAATATGCCTCAATGGGTACAAAAGAATCCAAGACCGCAGGGAGGTGGTGCTACAACAACAAAAGTACAGACAGAATTTGTTGCTGCTACTGGTGAAAAGAACCCATTTGCAAAGGAATCTTTCAACTTAACTGAACAAGCGAGATTATATAAAACAGATATTAATAAATATAATATGCTCAAAAACGCAGTTACAGGTTAGTATATAGACAACGTGGTTGTGCCATGTCAGAGGTTGTGCCTCGAAGTAAACATATCTATTAATTCACATGGCGACAGTTCGCAGTGATTTAATTATTCCAGAGGTGTTTACACCCTAGATTTTTGGGGCTTATGTTGGTAACAACATAATGAAACAAGGTGAATTGCTGGAAGTCCACCATCAAAGGATAATCAGCAGCCGAGCCAGCATACAAGCTGGAAGGTTCAGAGACTAACTCCCGATAGGAAACTAAGTAACGGAGACACGAGTGCCTTGCAACCTTATGGGTTGAAGATATAGTCCGACCTACATCAATGGAAAAGATGTAGAAAAGAAAGATAAAGAGCTTTCTTGATAACAACGTGATTTGATCGAGGCTACTACTCAGACTGATAGCTTTCTTCAAAGTGGGGTTGTGCAACCTTTGGCTGAATTAAATCTATCAGCAGAAAGAGGTGGCGACTTTGTAAAGATCCCATCATATTCTGCAAATTTATCAGGTGATTTTGAAGTTTTAACAGACTCAACATCACTAACTCCAGCAAAGATCACTACAGGCGACCAGATTGCGGCTGTTCTTCACAGGGGACGTGCGTTTAGTGCGAGAGATTTAGCTTCATTAGCAGTTGGCAGTTCAACTGATCCTATGGCTGCTATTGCTCAAAAGATGGCGGCATATGTAAACAACCAGAAACAGAAGGATTTATATTCTTGTTTGACTGGTGCATTTGGTTCTATCAACAACAACTCAAGTGCTTCAGCATTGTTTGATTTAACAATCGACAGCGAATCTGGAGACACACCTACAGCATTGAGTCCAAGACACGTTGCTAAGGCACAGTCATTACTTGGCGATCAAGGTGGCAAGCTTACAACGATTGCAATGCACAGTCGTGTTTACTACGATCTTGTAGAAAGAAGAGCAGTTGATTTTGTTGCAGCAACAGACATCAATGGTGGTGGTGCTACAGCGTCAGGTGGTTCTATTGAAAACGCATTTGGAAATCCAACAGTTCCAACATTCATGGGACTGCGAGTAATTATTTCAGACGATATTCCAAAAACAGGAAGCGGCTCAACAACTGAGTACAGCGTGTTTATGTTCCAAAATGGAGCGGTAGTAACTGGGGAGCAAGCTCCAATAAGAACACAGACAGATAGAGACATTCTTGCCCTAGAGGAAGCTATGGCAGTGGATCTCCACTACATCTATCATCCTGTTGGTCTTAAATATGCAGTATCCACAGTAAATCCCTCAAGAAGCGTTCTTGAGACAGTTGGTTCATGGTCGAGAACTTACGAATTAAAGAATATCGGTATCGTAAGAGCTACCGTTGTTTCAAATAACGACTAAAGGTAATCAATCATGTCATCTTTATTTGATGTAACTGCTGGGTCATTAATCGGCCCAACAACAGGCGGCACTGTAACTCAGGCATCTAACAAGTCAACAGGTGTGACTTTAAATGCTGAGTCTGGTCAGATCACCATGAATGGTGCGGCTTTAGGTGCTGGAGCAGAAGTTAGCTTCACTGTCACAAACAGCAAAATTTCATCTACTGATGTTGTACTTGTAAACCATAGTTCTGGCGGTACTGCTGGAGCATATATGGCTCAAGCCAACTTAATTGCTGACGGATCATTTAAAATATCTGTTACCAATTTGACAAGTGGATCTGAGTCTGAAGCGATTGTTCTTAGCTTTGTAGCCCTTAAAGGTGCTTCAAGTTAATGTCAATTTACGCTTTTAGGCGTATGAGGGAACAAAACGAAGCTGCTCAAAAGGCGGCTTCAGTTTCCACATCAAAGCCAAAACGCAAACGCAAGTCACAAAAGGAATCAGTAAATGGCGATCTCAATAGTAGCGACAGTCGGAAGTGCGTCAGCTAACAGCTACGTCACACTAACTGAGGCTCAAGCTTTTATAGATGGGCAAGTTGAATCTGATGACGTAGTGGCATGGGGGAATAGCACTGACGATCAAAAAAACAGGGCATTATTTAGCTCAACCCAGAGAATTGATCGTGAAAAGTTTTTGGGAGCTAGAGTTGCCGATACACAGGCACTTGAATGGCCCAGATCAGGAGTGAGGAAACCTGACACATACAGCAATCTGTATGGTTTAAGTTTTCCAAATAGATTAGTTGCAGACTATTACCTTGATACTGAGATTCCAGATCGTGTCAAACACGCTCAAATTGTTCTTGCTGTTTATTTAAACAATAATAAGGACGGTATAGGATTAAGCGGGCTTGAGGATTTTGCCTCAGTAAATATTGGAAATATAAATATAACTCCCAGATTCTATGGGGCTGTGGGAATTGATCGCATACCGCCAATAGTTGATCATTACTTAATGGGCATTAGAATAGGCGGAAGAGCAAACTTATCAATCAAGAGGTCTTAAATGTACGGTTACGACTATCCTTCAGCAATAATCATCACAGATCATACTCAGGCTTTTACTGGTAGATTTGGCAAAGTTGTTGCATTAAAAAATTCAACTGTTGATTTAGTTGCTGAAAACATCACAGAAAACACATCTACAACTATTTCTGGAATACCTTTACATCATTCAGCAGAGATATGTGGTGTGATTACAAGTGTTCAAGTTGCAAGTGGTGATGCTGTTATTGCTTACCGTTTATGAGTATTTCAAAAGCATTAAAAAAAGCAACTTCCAAAACAATCAAAGTTCTTGGTGGTGATATAACTTACAGGCGAATCACTACTGGTATATATAATCCTACAAACGGATCAATGAGTGAAGTAAAAGCAGATGTTAGTATTAAGGGTGTTGTGAGCAATGTGGCTAAGTCTGAGGTGACTGACCTTGTTTCTAGTCAGGACAAACGACTTACTATAGCTGCTGGAGATATTACTTTTACTCCTACGACATTTGATCGGGTTGTTATTAGTGGCACAGAATATAAGGTCATTCAAATCAATACAAATGAGCAAGATAATACAGCTATAAGCTTTGATCTGTTTTTGAGGTAAAGATGACAAGAAAAATAGAACTTACTCAAATGGCTGATGTAATGAGAGAAGCAATTGTGGATTTAGTAGCTGCAACTACTTTGGAATGGACAGCTAGAGTAAAAAAAGCAACCCCAGTTGACTCAGGTAGGTTGCGAGCATCTTGGCAGACACAGATTAAACCATTTGAAGGAACTATTATTAACAATGTCGTTTATGCAGAGCCAGTATGCTTTGGTATTAATAAACCACCATCATGGGGCGGTGTTTATAGAACTAG